CCGTTCTGCAGCTGGGCAAGGTTGGAATTATATTGATCTGTGATTGTAGGCATGTGTTACCTCCGAAAAAAGACGGGGATTAAAACCCCGTCTGTTCGTGATGATTGATGACACCGTCGATCGACAGCGGCTGCATTAAACCGTCGATCAGCGTTTGCACATACTCGTTGTCCAAACTCGGGTACTTCGCCTTGATCTGCTCAATAACCCATTCGGACTTCATACCTCCGTCCCAATCGGGATAGCGTTCTTCGGCGGCAGACATGCACATGCGGATGTACGACAGAAGCATGTTGTATTTGTCATCGCCGAGCTTCTGCTTGAGATACGGAATCAGATAGGCGTTGACCGCAAAAATGGCAAGGCCTGAAAGAACAGAGCCAAGCAGATACAAGACAGGTTTCAAAAACAGTTCCATGAAAATCTCCATAAATACATACCTCCGTTAAATGAATTTGCCAAGGAAAAAGCCGACAATGCCGACGACGATTGCGGTCAAGATGGACGCGCTGATGTTTTCCCACTTCTTGCCGTTCACGCTCTCAAGAGCGCGGAGACGGTTTTCGTGATCCTTTCCCTGCTCGATGCTCGTTTTCAACATGGTCTTGATCTCTGCGAGTTCTCTCTCAATCATTGTGCGTTCCTCGTCAGGCATGGTCAATCACCTCCGTATATTTCGGGCCATTGGTAATCCACGTGTCTGTCCTTCCGTTGAAGTTGATGTTGTACCATTGCGGCTCGTCAGCTGCCTGTCTAATCAGCGGGAACTCGTCACCGCCGTGAGCTATGTGAACGAGCTTCGCGTTTCTGCCGATGCCCGCGCGGATGCAGACGGAGCGCGTCTTCTTTCCCTTGACACGTACAAACGAGGACGGTTCCGGCTCGGGGTCAGGCTTCGGGTCGTACCCGGACAAAGCAGGCAGCCGTCCGAACAGCTTCCACTTCTCGACCTTGAACTTATCTTCCCGGACGCCGATGTCACGCCCCGCGTCGTCGATGTACTTATCTTCCCCGATGTACATGCCGACATGACGGACGATGCCGTTTTCATCGGTTCGGAAGATGAAATCGCCTGCCTGTAGATCGTCTGCCTGTATGCCTGCGCACAGCGCGTAGATGTTTCGAGATGAGACGTCATATGTGAACACGCCGAGCTGCTTGCCTGCCCAATACATGAGTCCTGAGCAGTCAAAGGCGCGGATCGGGTTCACACCGTTCTTTTTCCGCGCCTCATACAGATGGATCGCGCGGTCGGCATCGGCCGCGCTCGTTTCCTTTTTGCGAATCCATTCAAGCGGATTCTCCATAGCCAAAAGATCCTGTCCGTTCGCGCCCCACACATAAATTCCTTTGCCGACCTGCGATTTCAGCAAGTCTATAAATTGATTCACCTTGCTCATGATTCACCTCACGCGTGGTCGTACAGGACGATGTCGTTGTCGGAAAGTCCGGTCAGCGTCGTCGGGTCTTGACTGGTTACGATGATCCGCCGCGCCGCAACGAGGTTGCCGCTTGCGTCCGTCTCAACGAGCGCGAGCGTTCTGCCACCCGAGACAGTGCCATCGGTTTGCAGCGAGCCGTGAACGTGCGAAGCGAGCGCCGCCGCGATGTTCGCCCGGGCAATCTGTTGTTCGTCTTCGGTCGCCTCCTGTGCCGTATAGTGCACACAGTTGTCCGGGTTGAACAGGCCGATGTAATACTGCAGCTCCGCGAGCAGCGCCTTGAACCGCGCTTCCGCCTGCACAAGTGACGGATAGGCCGTCGCCTTTTCGGACGGGGAATTGGTCGCGGTGAAGTTGAAGTCGTTCGTCGTGGACAGCGTGTCCCATTGGTCGTCCACGGTCGTATACACTTCGACGCAGCCGGTGTTCACACCGTTGGAGATCATCGTCGAGAACACGTCGATCGTCAGCGTGCCGCTTGCCGCCTCGGACATGTCAATGCCGCTCGGAGATACTTCGGTGTCCTGCGCACCCTGTCCGTCCTTGTTCGTAATGACCAAGCGCACCCGAGCGTCCGTAAGATCAACGGCGACGTCATCATCCTTTATGTGGATGATGAACACGTTGCCCGTGTCTCCCGAAACAATGTTCGGGAGCGACAGGCTGTTTTCGGATTTGAGATCAAGGGTAAACTCATAAGGTTTTTTCAATGCCATAGGTGGTGCTCTCCTTACACATAGATGTCTTTTTGTACGGGCACGCCGTTTTCGACAACGTACACGTCAACCGCATGGGCTGTGCCGTTTGTCACAAGGTAGGCAGAGCCTTTGTTGAAATTATTCCAAACAGCCGTGAGCACAAGGTTTGCGTTGCCGGTATAGGTATCGCCTGCGTTGTACGAACGGTCGTCAGAGCCTTGCCAGCTCATGAACGTTTTGCTCGTCCATGTCGGCTCTATTGAAGAAAGAACAAGGTCTACGCCCTGTGTCTTTGTCTGTGCTGCCGGGGCACCCGTTCCGCCGTTGGCGTCGTAGGAGACCGAATACAGCGCTCTCCATACTGCATATAAAGTCATATCGGCGTCGGTCGAATATGTGTCGGACGGCTGCCACGTTGCGTTGAACGCGGCGCTGTCCGTGCTCCATCCGAAGAACGCAAAGCCCGTCCGTGTCGGCACGGTTGCCGAAAGCCGGATGTCCGTCCCCTCGATCTTCTGCTGCGCATCGGGAGCGCCTTCGCCGCCGTTCGCGTCGTAGGTGACGGTGTAATACCGTTGCCATACGGCGTACAGGGTAAGCGCTGCGTTTTCCGCATACGTCGCGCCTGCCGCATATGCGACGGTCTCGGACGAGGCGCTCGTAGCCCATCCGAGGAAGTTGTACCCGGCACGGCTCGGGGAAGCTGAGGACAGCGTGAGGGCCGTCCCGTATTCCTTGGTCTGCGCGGCCGGTGCGTTTGCGCCTCCGTTCGCGTTGTAGGTAACGGGATAGGTGTATATCTTCCAGTTGGCGTAGAGTACGATCGTGCGGTCGCCCGTTGTGACGTCCGATGCGTAGGCTGTCGCGGCGTACGATACGTCCTGATCGAACGACGTTCCGCTGCCGTCTGCGGCTGTATTCCATTCGCTGCCGTCCGTCACATAATGACCGGCATACGCGAGGTTGATCGCGGACGAGTTGAATATGTTGTAAGGATCAGACGAATTGCCGTACGCGACGGTAGCGAAGTCACGGTTGCCGTTGTAGGTCACGTAACCGTCAGCGTCAACCGCATAGCCGTTTCCGTGCGTGGCGGCAATGGCGGCGCCGTTCGCGTGGTAACGAACCGTGACCTTGTGTGCCTGCCAAACCGCGTAGAGCGTGATTGAATTGGACAGCGACACGGACGCGCCGGGCTGATACGCTGCCGATGTTGCGGTAGCGGACGTTGCCCAGCCTTTGAACGCGTACCCGGTGCGCGTCGGTCGTGTCGTGGACAGCGTAAAGCTGATCGGTGCGGTGTCGGTCTTTGACTGTGCGCTCGGTGCGCCTGTCCCACTGTTGGCATTATACGTGATCGTCACGGTGACGGCGTTGAGCTGCCACACCGCGAAAAGGACAGCGGCAGCGTTTGCGGTGTACTTGCCGCCTGCCGCATACTGGGCGGTCGTTGCACCGCTATCTGTGCTCCATCCGAGGAACGCGTAGTTTGTCCGCGTCGGGATGGTAGAGGAAAGCGTCAGGTCTACACCGTAGGTCTTTGTCTGCGCCGCCGGTGCGCCTGTGCCTCCGTTTGCGTTGAACGTGACGGCGTAGGTGACGATTTGCCATACGGCGTACAAAGTAGTGTTCGCGTTTGCCGTGAATGAACCGCCCGGCTGATACGATGCACTTGTAGCCGTATTCGATGTAGACCATCCGAGGAACGTGTACCCCGTTCTGCTCGGTGTCGTACTGGACAGCGTCAGCGTCACATCGTAGGTTTTCGTTTGATTCCCCGGTGCACCCGAACCGCCATTTGCATTGTAAGTGACGGTGTACGTGATGCGTTCCCAAACCGCGTACAGAGTGACGGTTGTGTACAAAGCATACGTGCCGCCTGCCGCATACGATGCGGACGATGCGGAGGATGAAGTTGACCATCCGAGGAAGTTGTACCCCGTTCGTGTCGGCTTCGTAGACGAAAGCGTAACGTTCGTGCCCTCGCTGTGCGACGTAGCGCTCGGTGCTCCGCTTCCGTTGTTCGCGTTGTAATAGACATACGCGGTATTGCGTGACCATACGGCGTACAAGGTGGTGTTTGCGGAGATTGTGATCGAACCGCCTGCGGAATACGATGCACTTGTCGCGGACGAGGACGTGCTCCAACCGAGGAACGTATAATACTGTCGTGTCGGAACCGTAGACGGAATCGTAAACGTGTGGTTCGGATTGCCGTCTGCTGTCTGTGCACTTGGCGCACCGCTGCCGCCGTTCGCGTTGAAGGACAGCGTCAGAGATTCGTTGGTTACGATGGTGAGTGTTGCGACTGTATCGACTGTACAGTTTCCAGACGCAGTAGAAGAACGAATTCCAATCGCATATCCGTACTTCGGCACTGTCGTTCCAAGACTGATCTCAAGAGTTGTCCCGGATGAAGCAGCGGAGGTAGAGCACAAGTACCCAGCGGCTACCGTGGTAGATGCCGCTGTGCTATTCGCATCCGATCTTGTCCAGTCCGTTGGGGAACTGTTCAGTTTGTAACCGATTGGGAAAATTGTAGAGTCTGCGGCAATCGAACCGCCGACGATCTTGATTGTCAGCTTGATTGACGTGATGGTCTTTGTCCGCAATGTCGCAAGCATGGCGGAATCGAACAGAATATTCACTGCACGATATGTGCCGTCCCACAGCTTGCCGACGCGAGGCTCAGGATTACTTAAGCTCGCGCGAGATGTATACTCATGCCAGTCCGCATCGTTCCAAGAACTTCTCCAGCCCGGGTTAATGCTTGTCGAAGTAAGCGTATATGTTCTTGCCATGATTCACCTCAATAAATAAGGCAGCTTCCGCTGCCGTGCGCACAATATTGCGCTATTGGTATTATGCCTGTCCGTGATAGAACGTCTGCTTATAGCCTCTCCACACCGCGCCGTCCGAATCCACGATCATCACGCTGTGCTTGTCTACCGAGGATTGAACAGCCGCCGCGCACTTACTGAAATAAGCCGCTTCGAGTTTCGCTTCTTCGGCTTGGTTCGAGACTTGATAGCCGAGTGGTTCGGTCATTGCCGCCTGTCCGTTGTTTGATGCTTGAATCTCCAAGATGAAATATGTTTGCATTGTTGGCCTCCTTAAACGATATAAGTAAATGTCATTCGATACCATGAAGCGTCACCGTTGACAGGGATGAGAACTACCGATCCGTCTGCTTTCGCCGTACCGCTTATCAGTACGTTTGCGCCGTATGCGTCTGCCACGAAGTACACATCCGATTTCGGCCTGTAACCGCTCTGGATTGTGTATATCGTTGTCTGCGTGTTTGATGTACAATACGCCGCTTGCCCCTCTGCGTGAAGCGTGACGGTTACAACATTTCCCATGCGGTCTATAACGTGTGTCAAACCGCTTACTTTTGCTTCATCATGGTAGACCGTATTAGCCGCAAACTCATACGTTGTCAGCACCGTTTCTCCCGATGGAGCATCGGCTACGGCTTGTAGGGATTCGGCAACGAACCATCCTTGAATGTTCGGTCGAGTGTGCACCTTAAAATCAACCGTTGTTCCGTTGCTGACAGACAACGAATAATGAACATCAATATAACCGTTTCCGCTTGCATCTATCGTGTACCGAATCTTATCAATGCCAAAGATGGCGGTCTTACTTTGCTCATCAACGAACGAGACGTTTCCGCTGTAGACCGCTAATAACTTGATTGAATGTACTTCGTTGTTTGCGTAGGAATATTCTCTTGTAATATCAATATCTATTGCAAACGATACAGCCGCGCTACCGATCGCATTTATTTTAACCGCCCTATACCAACCCGCGCTTGCCAACAAAGCAAAGCAACGCCTCTGTGTGACATCGAGGACGCCGTCAAACGCAACATCACCAGTAAATGTGCCGCCTGACTTCGGTACGACGTCTGCGCTGTTTGCCTTTTCAGACAGGAGCGAATCCGACTGTGCTTTTGTGTAGACGTTATCCTTGTCGGCTTTGTCAGACAGAAGCGCGTCCGCCTCCGCCTTGGTGTACGTGTCGCCGCTTTCTGCTTTCTCGGTGTTGACTTCCTCGATCGCCTGCTGCAACCGCTTGAAATTCATGTTGACGCGGTCTTCATTGCTCTGCTCAAACCGTGTCTTGCGTTCGTCCTTGGTCTTGCCGATTCGGAATATATCAAGAGAAATCCGTTTCATCCTTCATACACCTTTCCGAACAGCAGGAAGATTCCGCCCTCGATTTTGAACCGGCTGCCGTTCACGTTGCGGATCGTGACCTGCATGTAACGCGCTTCGGACATATTCACAGGCACGCGGATGACGTTCGTCTGCATGTCCGACGGTACGACGTCCTGTTCGATGTCGCCGAGATCGGTGTGAATTCGCACACGGATGCGGTCACCCGAAGCGCGAAAGAACATCTGCACCACCTGTTTCTTGTAGGCAAGCCCGTTGATCTCCATGATCTGCGATTCCCACACGGCGTCCAGCGGCTTGCCGTCCGTGTCACAAAGCTGTGCTGAATTTTCAGCGCGATTGTAAACGGCCCCGCTTGCATCAAGATACAGCGCGTCATCGGACGCGGTTGCAAGGTCAACGACGTCAATTCCATTGAACGTGAGGTACGCGCCTGTAACTGTATCGCGCGTAAGAATGAACCGCCCGATCTCGTCCGAGTACACGTCAAAGAAAAACTTTCTAAGGGCAGGGACGGAAACGGCGGATCGCCTCATAGAGCCATTGACTTCCCAAAAGAGGTCGCGGAGATAATCGACCTCGCTATCCACGTTCATGCAGTTCGAGCCGTCCGAATAGTAGACGCCGTTTTTTGTGAGCCAATACGGCGTGCCGTACTTCGTCACGATTTCGTGATCGTCGAAGGCACCGACCTCGTCCGAAATACGTTCAAGCGTATAGTTGGACGGGCGGTCGCCGTACAGACGCCACACGGAATTGACTTTGAAGATCAGGATGCAATCGGAAAGCGATTTCAGCGCGACGATGCGGTCGCCGTCAGCGACGCCGACGTCAACGTGTCCGCCCGAAGCGTCTTCGTAATGGTCGTCGGAGACCCAGTCCTCGATCGTTCTGCCCTCGCCTGCCGCGCACGACCAGTACAGACGCGACACATGCTCGGGGTCGCCCGCGCTCCACAGACGGTCATGGAACAGTTCGAGCGACGAAACGTGCTTGTCGGACACGCCGCCGCGCAGTTGGATTGTGTTTTCGGTCGTAACGGTCAGCCCGGTAAGGTTTAGATAAATCTGTGAGCCGTCAGCGGAGATGCCGCCCACAAGCTCGGGATAAAGCAAATACTTGACGCTGTCGCCCTCCATGATGTAAACGCCGTAGACAAGGGCACGCGTGTACGCCTGCCGGCTTTCGTTCGGGTTCAGGGCGTTGCCCGCGATGGTGATGACAGAATTGGTGATGTCCGTGGTATTGACGGATGTGATCGTGATTGGCGTGGTGAGGTAGTACACATCTGTGCCGAACCATTCCCACGTCGGGTTACCGGCAAGCAGGTCGTCGATCGCGGCTTTGATGATCGGCGTGCCGCCTGTGGCAATCAAGATGTAGTCGGTGTTCCATATAGACGCGAGCTGCGCGTCAAATGCGCTGTCACGGTCGGCGGGGAAATAACCCTGTTCCGCAAACGACAGAAGCATCTGCCAGTCCACGGCGCCGGTGTAGTCCGTCGTGCAGAACATAATCTTGCGGGACGAGCATGCGATCAGCAGATCGTTCGACGTGGCGCGTTCAAACGCGAACAGCGCCCGCCATACCTCGCCCTCGTCGGATGCGGGCGGGTTCACAAGAACGTGGAAATCCTCGGCGACGGCAAGGTTACCGTCGCCTGTTTCCATGTTGACAGAATTCCGCGCTGTCCCAATGTTCAGCAGCGTCCCGTCTTTCTGCTGCTGAATTCCGTAGAATTCGGGGATTTTCGTAACGCTCATCAGATCAGCCCCTTGTTGTAATTATGGATGCGCTTGGACGCCTCGTCGCCGTAGTACGGGTACGGCAAATCGTTCAGCATGCGCTGAAACTCGGACAGGAAGAAGCTGCCCATGCCCGTGTTGTCCCCTCCCTGTGATAGATGATGTTGTGCCGCGATAAAGTACGGGATGCAGTCGTGGCAGAAATCGGGAAGCTCCGGGATGTCCTCGGGATTGACGAGCCGCGCCGGGCGGAACTGGTACAGGACGCGAACCTTTTCCTTGGGGTCGTCCACCTCGCGCACGGCAATGGGCAGATAGACGTGGATAATGCCGGTGCCGATCGCGGTCTGCTTCCACTGCAAGGGACGTCCGTGCATGTCCTGTACGGACACGACGAGCAGGCACATGCGGTCAAGGTCGGTGAGCGGGAACTCGAAGTTGTTGTCAAGCTCCACGATCTCGGTGCGCGTCTGTCTGAACCTACGCGAGATTTCGATGATCGCGTCGTTGGCGAACTTTCTGAATTCGGGCGTATAGGCAGACGTCGTGGACGCCTCTGTTCCGAGATGCAGAAGCGCAAGCGTATCAGCGACGATTTCGTGTAGATTCATGGGATGCCTCCGTTAGTTGATCTTCTTGCCGATGCCCTTGAATTCGCCGATCACCATAGCGGACGCCTGCTGCATTTTCAGCTTGCGCAGAAACGTTTCCGCAAGGGACTTGGGCAGCTCAATCTGTTCACCGCGCGGATAGCGATAGATAACGCCGTTCACGCAATGCTCCCAAAACTGCTGATCGGCCGGGAAACGCGGGTCGGTCGGGATGATGAACGTGACCTTTTCCTCGGCGGCAATGCGCTTTTCGGTCTCTTTCTCGATCGTTTCCGGGGACTTTACTTCGGGTTCAGCGGTTACGGCTTTGGTGGTCTTGGTTGCCATTTTGAATTCCTCCTTGATTTTTTGTACAAAGATAGGGGGAGCGTAATGCTCCCCCTTTTGTCCTATGTGTTGTTACGCGGTGACGGCGTGCTGCACGTCGATGATCCACAGCGGATTCAGCGTGACAGCGGTGTACGCCGCGATCTTCGCGCCGATGGTACCGCGCTGATCGAGCGGATCGTTTGCGCCCGCAGAGCCGCGCGGCTTGATGATGGTCTCAACAGCGCCGCTGCCGTCGATGTCGATGCAGCCGTACGCGTCCTGACCGAAGACCATGCTGTGATGCACGTCTACGTTGGCGTTGACCGGGTTGGTCGCAGTCTTCAGATCGATCGGCGCCTCGGTAGATTCGACGAAGACGACGCCGAACATACGGCCGATTTCGCCGGAATAGATCGCTTCCGCGTTGCTGTACTTGGAAACGTCCTGCCATACCGGGTCGCTCTGCAGATCGAACGTCGCGTCCGGGTCGCAGACGCAGATGAAGTGCTCACGCTTGCCGTTGGTGAACATACGCGCCTTGTTCTTCTTCAGCGTGCGGACGGCCTTGCGGACTTCCTCGATCGTCAGCTTGTCGGTTTCGGTCAGCGCAGCGGCGCTTGCACGACCGCCTGCGAACTGATCGGATGCGCCCGCGGCCATAGCGTTACGCGTGATCCAGTCGAGCAGCGTGCCCATCTGTTCGCCGAGCAGCTCGACCATGTTGCCGGTCAGCGGATCGTAGGACGTCATATCGAGCAGATCGGACACCTCGACGTACGCGCCGTACTGATCGACGGTCGCCTCTACCTTGGACTGGCTGATTGCCTGAGACGCAGGCGTCACGCCCTCGGTCAGTTTGTTCGTGACGAGATCGGGCGTGAACAGGTTGAACCGACGGAATTCGGCGGTCTTGCCGTTGTTCTTCGGGATCGGGCGCTTCTGACCGAAATTCGCATAGACGAACTTGGTCTTGGCGATTTCGAGCAGTTTGCGGTCATAAAAGACCTTGTTCAGATAGGTCTGCGGAGCAGCGGTGTTAATAGTGGTCTGAGTAGCCATAGTGTTATCTCCTTATAAAAAATTTTTTAGAGACGCACTTTCTTCCCCTGTAAAGCAGCTTGTTCGATCTTAGCAGCGAGTTCGTTGAACTGTTTCGACGACATGTGCGCGTAATCGGGCGGCGCGGGCTGTGCCGGATTCGCAGAGGTAGGCGACATGGGCTTCGGCGCTTTCTGTCTGCGCTGCAGCTCGTTCGCGATCTGCTGTGCCTGCACGTCGCTTTTGTGCTCTGCCTGCCATACGCGAAGCGCCATACGGACGTTGCCGTACTCGTTGTACGTCTGCATGAAGTCGGTCGGTAGGTTATGAACGTCAAATCCTTGCGGGATTTCACCGGCACGGATCGCGTCAACCATCTGCCGCGCCATCTCGGTACTCTGCGCTTCGACGGATTGCTGTTGGGGTTTCTGTGCGTTGAAGTTTCCTTGCAACATGTCCATGTAGAACTGCGCGGGATTCTTCGCGTAGTTCTCGGCCTGCTGACGGATGCGGTCGTTCTGAAGCTCTGCCAAAGCCTGCTGTTCCGTAATGCCCTTGCTTCGCGCACGATCGGCGATCATAGCGCGGACAAGCTGCAGTTCCGGGGACGCCTCGTATTCCGCTTTTGCCCGGTTGTAGCCTTTGGTGTTCTCACCGGCAAGGCGCTGGGACAAGGCGGCGTTGAAGTCCTTTTGCGTGTTCACCTGCGGAAGCTGTTCGTCGGCAGCAGGTTTATCGACCGTTCCCTCCGCTGGTTTATCGCTGTACAGGTCAGCGGCAAATACTTCTTCGGTGCTTTCTCCACCCACGGCAGGCGCGTCGGCCGCCTGTGTGTCGTTCTCAACGACTTCGGGTGCGTTCTGTTCGACCGGAATCTCGTTATCCATGTAACTCTCCTTTTTACGCCCGTTATGGTCGGCGGCACCAAATTAACCCATGTTCTCTGCAGTAAGTCCTTGCACGCCGCTTGCGGCCTGCTCCTGTGCCTGCGCCATTTGCGCCTGCGTCTGCTGTGTCTGTTGCGCGGCCATCTGCTGCAGGTTCGCTTCGGCGCCGACCATAGCCTGCTTGTACTGCTGTAGCTGCTGTGCAAGCTGTGCAATCTCGGCAGACTGCTGTTCGACCTGCTTCATGAGGTTCAGCATGCCGCCGCGCTGCGCTTTGCGGATGGTGTCGAGGATGCCCTCCATCTCGTCGCCCTGAATCGCTTCGAGCATGATGACCGGGTCTGTCTGTCCGTTCGTTGCCTGCATCATCTGCAGCACCAGTTCGTTATGCGCCATCTTGGAATAGCGGGTTTGGCGGGCGGACTTGATCGCAATGAACGGCACGATCGGGGTTCCGTCTGCTTCTTTGAGCTGTGTGTCGATCCATTCGCGGTCAAACTTGACGATGATCGGCACGCCGCTTTCGGTGATCTCCAGCTGCCTCGGGACAAGATGCTTTTCCTTGATGACGTCAAGCATCATGTACACGGCCTTGCGGAAACTGTGCTGCAAACGCTGTGCGCCCATGCGGCTGCGCTTTGTGGACATCTCCTGCAAGGCGGTGATGGCCGATGCGGCTGTGACGCCGCTGGACGTTTGCCCGCGGCTCTGATCGTTCGTGCCCGATTCGTTCTTGATCGTGCCGGTCAGGTAATCGACAACGCCGAACGCGGTATTTGGAAGCGGCTGTGTCTGCTGCCATGCGTAAGCCTGTGCGACGTTGCCGCGGGTGCGGATGATCTCAACGTCAGCGTCGAGCACTTCCTCCGGGTTGGACAGGTAGTTTTCATCGACGACGATGCGCGGCTTGGCGGCGCGATAAAGGTTTGCAAGGATGATCTGCACCGCCTTGTCACTAAAGCGCTGCGGGTCTTTGAAGATGTCTACCAAACCCAAACCGAGTTCGGTGCCGCGCTGCGGGAACAACGACGTAATGACAAACGGATAAAGACCGTGCGCATAGTAGCCGTCGGGGTAGTCCTTGGTGGACAGCTCTAAAAGCTGATGCCCGGCGACCTTGGCAAAGTGGACTTTGTGTCTGCACGTCTCGGGGTCGTATTCGCGCACCCATATCTCGATGAGGCTGAACGTGGAATTTGCCATGTTGTTATCGGCGTCCGTGATCGTCTCATGGTTGAACTGGATGTACTCGCGGTCGTCCGTCATGTACGGGAACTGTTCCGGGTAGCGCTGTTTGAACCAGTACCGCGGTTTCATGTCGATCTTGAAGCACGCCCGTCCGTCCTGCAGGTCTTTGACCGCGGGATCGCAAAGGAAGTTCTTGTTCATGACCGTGCGGATGTACGAACCGCCGAGACCATTGTTTGCGTCTGGATTGTAGCCGACCTCGAAGCAGCCCCAACCGTCCTGCAGAATATCCTGTACGATGTTGCCGTATTCGACCTCGAAGTCGCACAAGTCAAGCTCCTGCCGGATAATGGCGGTAAGGACTTTGGCAAGACGCTCGGAGCGCACGGAATCCTTGGCGATGACCGCCTCCGGGAATTCGTCGTTGTAGTCCGCTTTCAGGTTCTCGATAGCGGACGACAGGATCGGGATATTCGGGCGGGGCAAGGAATCGTTCTTCGGGTTGTCGTTCCCGAAGTTATGCCAATGGTCACCATTGTAGACGCGGCTGTTATCGTCAAGGCGCTCCCACTCGGTATGATATTTCTCTGTGAAGTATCTGCCGAACAGACCGTAGATGGCGCCGACAAACGGGTCTTCGCCCTCGGTGTAAACAGGATGCGGCTGATACAACCCTTCCATAATCGTGGACATGTAGTCCCCGCACGGTACCAAACCTCTGCCCGTGACCTGTACTTCGTCCATGTTGATAGCTCCTTATGTTCTGAGATTGAAAAACCCGCCCTCAACAACACGAAGCTTTGGTTGTGAGAACGGGTCGTAAGCTGCTCTTTTGCTTTGCAGTATCTGTCGTTGCGGTGCAGGCGACGGGCGGCTCATAAGTCCATAGCGCAAACTCTCGGGGGCATGGTCTTCACAGTTGGCCGCGACGTCTTCGTGACTGCCGGTGCTGATCTTGCCGTAGGTCAACAGCGGCAAGGTGCGGATAAGGTTGTAACAGGTGTTGAAAATCTGCACATACGGCTTGCCGTCAGGCGCAAGCGCAAGGTTTTCACGAACACGCTGCCAACCCGACAGACGGTTGTTGTCCGCCGGGATAAGCGGCACGCCGTTGTACAGAAACGTGTCTGCAATGCTTTCGCCCTGCATCGCGTCTTTCATGCCGCGCAGCTGCCATGCGTCCGGGGAAGCGACGGTGTAATCGATCTGCTCGAACGCCGACATCTCCAATATCTCGGCGGCGACATCTCTTGCAAGCGTCTGCCTTTGATAATACTCGCGGTACACGTAGATGTGATGATCGGGAGCGACAGCGAACCAAAGCACACAGCACGGATCATTATAGCCCCAGTCCATAGACCGAAACCTTCGCCAGTTCGACGGGATCGTGAACGGCTCGATGACGTGAACGCTTCGCTGAAACTCGGAAAAATACTGCCCCTCGACAACGTCCCAATCGCCATCCAAATACGCCTTGCGCAGATGTTCGGGCAAAGACCGCAGCGACTTGACGTAGTTCGGGTCGGCTTCCATAAGGACGGTGTTGTCCTGCACCTTTGCCGGAATAAACACGTAATCGTCAGGGTCTTCTTCCTCGGTGAAGTTGCGGTCGATGAACAGACGCTTGATATAGTCGTGACCGACGCCGCCCGGGTTGCAGGTGTAGTAGATTCTCGGTGAGAAGTCCGTCCGCGTCGTACGGTTGGACGTGCTGATGTACTGCATCTGAAACGGCGTAAACTGTGTCGCTTCCTCGAAACCGATTACGTCATATTCTTGCCCTTGGTACTGGTACACGTCCGCTTCGGTGTCGCAGTAGCCGAGCTTGATAATAGAGCCGTTCGGAAATGTGAACATACGCTTTTCCGCGCTGTACTTGGCGAAGCCGTCCAGTTCTCCGCGTAGCGGCATAATGTGGTTTGCTTCCAGTTCAGGGAACGTTCGCCGCAGAAGCAGCAGCTTCAAGCCCGCATAGTTCAAGGCAAGCAGAACAAACTTTCGCCGCATGGCCCAAGATTTGCCGCCGCCTCTTGCTCCGCCGTAAGCGATATGCCGCGCCGTCGCAAGGAAGAATTCTTCTTGCTTCGGATTCGGCATGCCTTTCAGCACAAGCTGTTTCTTGACTGCCATATACTCACCTCAATTCACAAACAAAGGGCGCAGGAAGGAGGAAGCCATGCGGTGCATTGAAAACCTGCGCCCTTTGCCATCTCCCTCGGTGAAAAGAATAAAGCCGAAGGAGAAGAGTTGTTAAAACCGGGATTCCGCGTGGATCAGTCCCTGATAAGTACGTCGTCAGCACTGGCTGCGAAATACAACGCATCTGTAATGCTGCGAGCATACCAGCCGCCTTTTTCCGAGTATCCAGCCTCTGCCAGAACATCAAAAGCGACTGAGGCAGTTGCGTCAGCAAAGTTCATCCACCGGACAACAACCAGCTTACCGGCAATCATGGAGCGCATAATCTCTTTCCATGTCGTTTTGAGTGCCCCGTTTCTATCTGTTTCGACAAAAAGAATGTCTCCTCTGTCCAAACCGCTGGACACGTTTGCTTTAATCATGTCTCCATTCTCTATCAGCGACTGTGTCCATGGGTCAATGGTTGCCATAATGTGTTACCTCCGTGTAATAAAATAAATTGCACTTACTTGCGTAAATGCTATCGTTGTCGTTGTGTTGTGTTAAGTGATCTTCTCAAGCTGAGAAATGATGCGTCAGTGATATTCCCCGTCGTGGAAATTATGCGTAGGTGCTTTAATAGTTTTTTTCGGAGTCCCGATGGTACCACTCTGCCTTTTTTTCGTCATTTCCGTGTTTCCATCAGATTTCGACCCCCCCATATCGAACTATACAGCATTGCCAATAAACAGGAGTTTGAAACAATATACAGGAGTTTGAAATAGAAATAAACTATTCGCTAAACAGTAATTTAACGAAGAGTAATGAATATTTTATATACAAACCCTATGTATATTGCTGTATACCCTGCATAAACTGTATGCTTATCGGGTTATTTAGACCAGTTTGGATCACCTTGCATAATGATTTTAACTGTGGTATCAGCTTCAGTATCACCAATTACACCGAACTTTTGTAACTGTGCAAGGATAATCTTTTCCGTCCAGTAACCACATGCAACACCTTCATAGAGTTCATCTATGATTCTTTGCTTCGCGTCACGTAAGATGGAGATTATCTGTTTGTTATATGCTTCGTTACTTTCTGCTTCTTCGCTGATATACTCACGAAAAGAATCATCAGTTATACCAAGCTTCTTACTCAGAGACCATATAGAAGGAGGCTTACGATATACTTTCTTATCACCATTCTTCAATGGTCTTACTTCCTGCTCTTTCTCTCTATCCGTAAAATAAGCATCTACAATAGCTTGTACCTTTTCAGGGTCTTGTAATTTACAGGGTCTTGTAATCATTCTATCACCTCCTTACGGGTTGAATTTATATTATCTCTTCACAGAGAAAAAGACGGGTAGAATATTCTGCTCGTCTTATAGCGTTAGTTTGTTTTTATCTTCTCGTGATCTGAGTTTGTTGGGGTAGATACTTGAGAAACAAGGTATAGATTATTTATACCGGGAATTGGGAGGAAGGCTTTGTTGCTCTTCTTCGACACTGCCATTATAGCACGTCTTTTTTGCAATAGTGTCTTAGATTTTTTTGTTTACATTTCGTTCATAATATGTGGATAACTCCTTGAAACGTAGACACAGTGGGCGTTTTCAGCCTTTGTAAAATCTTTTTAAGTCCATTATCTCGGACAGCTTGTCCGCACTCGCCTATATAATAATGTTCTCGTTATGCCAAAGATCAGCCCGGCGGCAGCAGCCAAGCATCCAAGGCTATATAAAAGGCCTGATCCGGAAGGACATGGAGAGCAGCAAATAAGCTGCTCTTTTTTGGTACTCCCCATCTACTCCCTACATCATTCCGGGCGATCATCGGACTGGTGGGCAATAGTGGTGGTGGGCAATAGCTGGTGGGCAATACGGTGGGCAATAGGAGGAGATTTTGCAAGATTCTACAGGACGACAAATGGAATCACAAAGGGTAAAAGCGTTATCGGAAGACTTTGAAAAAGTAAGAAAAAAGCCCTAAATTCGGGCTTTTTTCGTTATCTGTGGCGCGGAAGGAGAGATTCGAACTCTCGCACCGGTCAACCCAGTCTACTCCCTTAGCAGGGGTATAGAAACCCAGTAAAATAGGGCAAAATCAAACTTTGGTGGGCAATTGGTGGGCAATAGGATCGCCGTTTACTGCTTTCAAAACGTCCGATATATCAAGATGCGTATAGCCTTGCGTCGTTTTGTAGGACGTATGCCGCGCTGCCTTTTGGATCATCGGCTGCGGCACGCCCGCTTTCGTCAGCCGGGTAACGAACGTGTGGCGGCAGGTGTACGGCGTCAGCGTGTGATCGTCCTCCGCCTGCACACCGGCAGCCGCCAAGCAGTGATAGAACGCGGCATAGAAGTCGTCGTTCGACAGCTTGCACAGCTTCCCGGTCTTCGTCTCTTCGCACATCTTCCGTAGGATCGGCTCGGCCTCGTCGAAGATCGCGATCGGTACGCCCTTCGCCGTCTTTCGCCCGCCGTCGGTATAGTGCTCGTCAAGGTGGACGTCCTCCACCGTCAGCCCGCGAAGCTCCACCGGGCGAAGCCCCATGTAGATCATGAGCAGCATATAGTCCCGGAACGGATCGTTCACCTTCTGAATCTTCTTCACCTGCTCCTCGGAGAACGCGGTCTTCTTCGCCTGCGGTATCGGCGGAAGCTCTAAAAGCGGTGCATAGTTCTTTTCGAGACAGTTCATCCGCATTGCAAGCTCCCACGCCTTGTTCAACAGCGTACGAACGTCACGGGCGGGATAATACGTCAGCCCCGATATGATTTCTGCCTGCATTTCATAAGACGCAAAACGGACGTCTGAGAGCGCGTGAAGGGGAGCGCATTTGTTATACGCGATCCGATAGGCCTTCTGCTTGTCGGGCGACAGTTGCTTGTACCATTGGGTCGCGAACAGCTTATCCTTGAGGTCGGCGAAGCTGATGACCTTCGGCGCCTTCGGATCGGTCTTCTGCTCCAGTTGCTTCAAAAGATCGGGCAAAGCGTTTACCGCGTCTTTCTTCTTCGCAAACGTCTTGCGGATGCGTCGAACCTCTCCCGGAAGATACGCCCTTACTTCGGCAACGTATGTCCCGCGGTCGCCGCGCTTGTATACTGTTCCGGTGCCGTTGCCTCGGCTTTTGACTTTCCCCATATCTTGTGCTCCTCCTCCGAAAAGGAACTATTCGCTGTCCCGTTTATTGTATTGCATTATTCTTGCTTTATGATAAAATATTGTCACGAAAATCAAAGGAGATCACGAAAGAATGATGTACACGTTAGACAGAAACCTCCTGCACGCCGCCGTCGATGCGGCAGACACCCGGAAAATACGCGCGATCATCGCTTTGCTCGAAGCAATGCGGCAAGCGCCTCAATCTGTTCCGTCGGCAGAGACAGAAGCAGCTCGATGATCTTTAGCTGATCGTCGGAGGCTGTGTCAATCAGCCGATGCAGCTTCTGACGGTCATCGTCCTGTTCCTCTTTCGGTTCCTCTTCCCAACCGAGCAGCACGCCTCCTGTCACGCCGAGCGCATTTGCAAGCGCCTCTATTTTCTTCAGCGGCAAATTATCAACCGTTCCAAGCTCATACTTTGAAATAGCAGGGAACTTTACCCCTACCATGTCCGCAAGCTCCTGCTGTGTTAGGCCCGATCGCTCGCGGTAATATTTTATTCTATCGCCGACAGTCATGGTGCTTGCCTCCGTTCATTATTTGTTTACAATTATAGACCAAATTATCTGAAAAAGCAATAGGGAAATATCTTGACAAGATAAATTTATCTGATATAATGGAATTATCTTAAGAAGATAGGAGGGCAACGGAATGGTAGATGTCAATGCGCTCCATGCGGAAATCGTCAGAAACGGTTTGACGAAGCAAGATGTCGCAAAAGCAATAGGGATTTGGCCTGAGACGTTCTACAGAAAGATGAGAACCGGCGATTTTACGGTTAAAGAGGCAGCAGCCCTGATTAAATACCTCAAAATCAAGAAACCGGCGGAGATTTTTTTTGCGAAAGAATTACCTTGACAAGATAACAAATCAACAACATTCAAGAAAGGAAATACACATGAGCTACAAAGAAAACCCGATTTACCGCTGCAACGTGTGCGGCGAGATTTACACACTGTCAGAGGCCGAGGACGACATGAGCTGTCCGAATTGCGGCAAAGAGAATTTCGACGAGGTCGTCATCTGTGACGAGTGCGGCAAGGCGTTCTCCTCCGAGTACGAATACCGCTTCGGTGGGCTGTGTCAGGACTGCTTCGAGCTTGAGGCGACGTTCCCGAATCAGGCGATCGAATACGGCGGGGAGCGCACAGAAGAGGTCGAGATCAACGGACTATGGGCGAAGACCTTCACCGCATCCGAGATCGACGAGATTCTGAGCGCGGCGTTCACACAGCTGCCCGACAACCGGAAGCGCCAGT